TTGATCAGAGAGATCGGCTCCACGAATACCCGAACAGTACCAATCAATGTAGTCACCTTCTTCGCGCATGTCAGCCACAATTCCACCGGCATATCGCCATGAGCAGGAGTAGGTTTGCCCCGCCAACAGTGGCCAAACATCATTGCGTTGCCAGTCTTGGTTGCACAAGGCAGCATAGATGTTTTGTGCGTATTCTTCTCGTGCCTTGGCCTTGTCACAGATCCACTTGGTGCTACGAAGATCGTATTCCAAGTTGTTTAGTTTCCACTTGGCTTCGTTTTCATTTTGCAGGTCGCGCTGATCGGCTTGCTTGTATATATTGATATAATCCTCGCGTGGTTCCTTACCGTCAGCCTCACAGCGTTCAAGGTAGTTCTTGAGTTGGAAAGTATTGCGTTCAGGACTGCGATTCATTGTTGTTCCTTTGGTGCGAGTGGCCGGGGTCGAACCGGCATCTCTTTTTATCGAGGGCGGGTTTTAAGCCCGCTGAGTATACCTATTTCTCCACACTCGCAATGTATGTACTGTAATCCTTGGTCCGGCGTGCAGGAATCGAACCCACATTCTGGAGGTAGAAGCTCCATGTACTATCCATTGTACTAACGCCAGAAATTTTATTTACTATTTTTTTCTTGTTCATATTGCATGACCATGCGAGTCAAGGGTTCAATCCGTTTAAAGATTTCGTCGTGAACTTCTTTGGTATTCCCAGTAAATTTACTTTGGTATTGGTGGGCCGGGTGGGATTCTAACCCACGATCAATGCTTTATGAGAACACTGCTTTGGGACACTAAGCTACCAGCCCAATGACTGTATTGTAGCAGGAATTTTATTCAGTGTCAACTTCACCATCTGCCAAGTGGTCTTGTTTAATTTCACGCACAGGATGACCTAAAATGCTGGCAATGGAATTCTTGTAAGCAATTCGTCGGTTATTGAAGTTGCGAATAGCAATAGCTCTACGGCCAATTTCTTGTAGGCTCAACATCTGCTCTACACCAGATTTGAGTTGCCATTCCAAATCCCAGATGGCATGGTGGATGTCAGTCATGGCCTGGATGTCTGCATCCAGTTCAGGACTTTGTGGTAGCTGACGGTATTTGTCTTCATACCAATCAAGTTCTACTTGATTTGCACCGTTGGTGCGAGCGTGTTTTACTCTGGCAATGCAGAGTCTATCGATGAGTTCTAGTACCGGAAGAAATTCCATATGTGCCTTTTGTATATGAAGCACAATTATAGTAATTATTTTGCCGCTTGTCAAGCCTTAAGGAGGCTGTCTCTTTATGTGTGTTCTACCACTTTGATGCCAGCCATTTCAATGGCTCGCTGACAAGATTCGCAGGGTTTGGCCAGCAAGGTATCGCCGGATTTTCCCACTCGAGTGATTACTATCTTGTGAGCATGGCTCCAGTCTTTAAGACGCACCAGGGCATCTACTTCGGCATGCAGGTATATGGCATCGGGTCTGCCGGCTTTGGCGGCAAACTTGGCTTGCAAGGGATGAGTCTTAACATAGGAATTTTTACCCACGCTGATGACCCGGCCACGACGGTCATAGATTATAGCTGTGAGATTTTGCCGAGTGGTCATTTACCACTGATTATAAATCACCATGTGGTCCACATTGGGCACATTGCCAAGTGGGCGATATACCTGCTGTTCACCGTCCCACTGATCCTGGTCAAATAACACATCAGCAGGTGTCACCGGGACAAATCGAACTTCTTTGCCGGTGTGGTGACTCTTGACAAAGAATGTCAAGGGCATACCAAAGTATTCTGAGGCCAGTCGCAAGACACGGCGTTTTTTGTCGTATTCACACTTGGATAGGTCAACCGTAGGAATTCGTTCCCACTCGCCGTTTACTTTTGTAAAACCCGCAGGACGATGCAAAGCCATTTTTGAGATCCTTGTGTTGAAGATTATTCCCAGGACTTTTTGTCGCCCTGCTGTTCATTCCAGTCATAGCCCATCATGTAGGCGTCGTATTCGGGGGTGCCAAACACAGCCAGAATCTCTGGGCTTTGGTGGGTACCATGCAGAAAATAGTGTGGGCGACGTGGACGACCATAGTAGCTGTCGGCACTGCCGCGGTCAAATGCACCGCCGTGGCGTGTGAATTTTTCTGCCATCAAGTCTGGGGGAAATTTTGTACTAAGCATTGTAGGCTCCTATTTGTTTACTATACCCATATTATAACAAATTGGGAATTATTGGTCAACCGTTTTTGTGCGAACGTCAGTGTTGAGATTTGGGCGGTGCTGTCGTATCAAGCCACGTTCAAAATTATGCGCCGCGGTTTTGCCGCGCAAAACTGCCAGCACCCTGACGGAAAATGCACAGGTACCACGCTCGCGCAGGGCCTCGTAGAGAAGCCAAGATTTGTTTTCACTGCGAGAACGATAAAGATGTTTCATGCAACGAGTCATCACACTTCGTTTTACAGTACTCTCAGTCTTGGCGGTGACACCAATATAGTGATCGTTACCGCTGGTGAGCATGTAAACAATGTGGGTTCGGTCTGATCGCTTTTTTCTCGTCATACCCATATTATAGCAGATTGGGAATTATTGGTCAACCGTGCTGTTTTTGTGCTCAATACCGTTGTAAACTTGCAACAAATCGGTTGACATCATTATACAAGGCATACATTGTGGCTTCGCGGCTAGAGAAAAAGCACAACAATGGTTTTTTACCTACTTTGATATAGTAAGGGGCTGTGAGTTTGCGATCCAGAGTCAATAATAATCTAGCGGTAGCTTGAACAGCTACAGGAGTCTCATAATCCCAGTGTTCAAGTTTGTACTGCTCAAAGGCATCAAATCCTATGTGAGTAAGTCGCCAACCACCATTGGGGTTTTGCCACCATTCTCGCATGGCCTCTTCTGTGGTCCATATTTCGGACTGAGCTATTAAATTTTTTGTAAACTCTAATTTATCGTTCATTGGGGTATACTTGCACCCCCTGTGTCATAAGAACAACTGTAAACTTGTCAGTTTTGAATTGTATGTTGAGTTTTCGAGCTAGATTGATGGCGTGCCCTTTGTTTGAAAATGACACCTTTTTATACTTGGGGCCGGGATATTGGGTAAGCATGTTAGATGTCTTGAGATTAATGGGCTTGGCATCATAGAATACTGCCCATACACCATCAGAAGCCAATACTTGTTCGGTCTTGTAAGTTGCTTTATCGGTGTGCTCAATCAGCACCAATGGTTTGGGTCTTGACATCGTTATCTCCGTAGTTTATTTATCTCAAAAACTACGTGTTTTTGAAGTTACCTCCACTCATTTCTACCACAATAACATCGTCTTTTGCGGTAGGCTTTTGATTACGCATGCCTTCTAGTGTTAGTAATAGTTTTGTAATGTCGCCATGCAGATCCTTGGCGTCACGCAGGTTCATGGTTAAATCTCTTTGACCACGGCTTTCTGCGGCCTTGATCGCGTCAATAAAACGATTAATATGCAAGCTCATTTTACAAACTGTTGCAACTCAGGCGGCGTCCAACCCAGGGGCTTTAATACTTTGCCATCCTCACGCTTGCGAACTTTGCCTGTATCTCGATCAATCTTGGCAAAGTTGGTACGCATGACCTCTTTCCATGCACCCTCGGCATCAACTCCTAGAGAATGTATTGCACCAATGGTCACAACCAAAATATCAATTAACGCATCGAGGTCGTCAACTTTGGTTGTACTGGCTACCAGTTCATTGAACTCTTCCGAAATAAGATTGCAATACATTTGGTATTGCTTTTCGTCAAATTTGCCCACAGTTTGGTCGCAGGCCCGCATGAATTTTTCTTGATCTTTAAACGGATTCATTTACTTCTTCTTTAGAATAAAAAGGACCTTGATACTGATAACGTTCCAAGGTAATGAGTTTGGGATGTTGTACCATTTTCCATTTACGATGTTGTTTGACTCGATACCAACCGGCTGCAAACCAGGACTTGGATTTTTTTTCTCGAGTAAACAATGGTAGTTTTAGCTGAACGTTCCACAAAGGATTAAACACATTGCCTTCAACTTTGTGTCCATGTACAATATTAGATGGTACAGGTGTTGCTGTTTCCGGTGGCTCAAACTCAATGTTTATGGCATCTCTGGCCATCTTGATGGTTTTATACTGTACTATGCTGTCGAGAATTTTTATTGTGCAATTGCCGTGTTCGTTTACTTCAAGTTGTCCAATCTTGCGATCATCCTTCTTGAGTATCCAATACTGGTTCTCTACTACTGGCTTGGCTAGTATCATCTAATACTCCTTTGTATGTTTCGTTAAGCCAACGACTGATTGGCTCTGCATTTTCACTGAGTTTGGTCAACTCATACTTGCCGCAGAATCGCATGAAATGCACTCCTACTTGCCCAACGTCTTTGTGACTAATTTGTTCACGAATGCAAGCATCTACTATGACCTTGACTTCATCTGGTTGTGCTGTAAGATCAATCAAGGTGCGATTGCGTTCGTAATCGTCTAGCACTCGATGCTCAACACCGTTGTGATCAGTCCAGCGTTGCAACATTAGATTGTTCCAATTATAGCCACGTCGGTCTCGGTCTCCAAAGGCCTCACGGAGACCAACTTTATTCTTTGTGCCTTTTTCACGAACTCCAGGATATGCACTGAATACATTGTCGGAGGTGTCCCCACGCATACACTTCTCAAATAGCAGCCAGGCTGGATCCGGCGTGGTTTTTGGTTGTTTAGTTTTCTTATCATTGACAGGCTTACCTTTGGCATCAAATATGCCCTCCAAAGTTAGAAGTTCGTCGGTGATTCCATTGTATTGATTAACATTGGGTGCCAGTAACTGCACAAAGTCAGTGTCTGAGCTTACAATAGTGTGTTGGTCTTGTGGGTGCAGAGCAATCCAACGTGCAATGATATCATCTGCTTCAGCAGTAGCACAACGGATTACACTACAATTAGTTCGGGTAGACAAGTATTTAGTCAACTCGTCATAGGTTTCCCAAAACAGCCGATCTTCTTCGGCTTCGGTCTCAGACAAAGCAGCTCGAGCCACGGCACGGTTTTTCTTGTAGGGTTCGTAGAAGTCCTTGCGCCAGCTACGCCCTTCCAGGGCAAAAACCACATGATCTGCTTCAAAACGACGAGCCACTTTGTTGGCGGCCATTATAGTAACATGCAAGGCAAAGCCCAGTTTGGTCCATGCGTCACTGGCACGGTGTGCCGAGTGTCTAGCACGGAAAAACATATTGGCTGTGTCAATCAGTAGATATTTCATTGTGTCCTAAAAGGTTGTTATCTATGATGTATTGTAACACATGATTTGCCCAAAGTCTATGACTTTTGGCATCAAAATGGTAACTAGCCGCATTTGCGTAGGCGCCGCCGTTGTTTTTTAGCCAATTATGATAGGATTCTTCCCGAATATATGGGTGCATGTAATTTACACCCCAGTTGTAGCGATTTTGGATGTCGCTAAATGTACTGTGCCCGCTGAAGAACAAATGACGTACACCCAAAGTTTTAAGGTCTAAATGCATTTTCCAAATTTTTTCATGGGCTTCGATAGTTTTAACATTCCAATCTACATTTACAATATAGTCCTTGTAGCGTTTTTCTAATTCAGACGGCACGGTATCTATGCCCGATGCATTGACTTGGTACCAAGTACCTTGATGAAACCATTCTTCTCTTTCCCAAGTGGTCCATTGCAAGATCATAAATGTGTCAGCAAGCCGGTTGCGATTGGTTCTAATCCACTGAGTGGTTGTACGTATAACGCGATCGTTGCTACCACCAGCCATGGCTTCACAAACAAGCGTGGCGTTTAAAGCGTCGGCTACATGCTTGCCGTAACTTACTGCTAAATTAGCAGGATGTGGCTCGTCACCGCACTCCCATAATTGTCCATCGTCACAAGCCCAAGAATATGAGACTGCTGCTTCTGCGGCTGCACTGTGACTACAACCATTTACATACAAGATCATTTTTGTAGCAGTACTTTTTCAGTCTCTGCGGCAACCACACGCTTGCGAAGGCTACTGCTTGAGAATGAATGATCTCTACCATTGAACACAATTTCAATGTCACGCATTCTACATTCCTCTATACCAGAAAAGTTTTTGTGTTGATATTCTATACCAAGAATACGCACATCAACCGGAAGGATTAGGAGTAGGTCAACAAGATCTTGTTCGGTTTGGTACACAACAACTTCATCAACGTAACGGCATGCGGCCAACTGTATCTGTCGCTCAACAATAGATTGTATAGGGCGATTTTTCGTGTCAGGTCTATCGATAGTCGGATCCGTTTGCAGCCCACAGATGAGGTAGTCACAGTGATTCTTGGCTTCACTCAACATGGCTATATGACCGGCATGTAACATATCAAAAGTTGAAAAAGTAATCCCAACTTTTTTACCTTCGGCTTTGAGTTCTTTGATTTTGTTGAATATCATTTCTTTTCTACCGGCACACACTTTAAGTTTTTATCACAAGTTTCCATGGTGCCATTTTGCGTATTCATGCGCACAATGTTTTCGCCATTGTAAACAATTTGGTACTTGCCATTGTTAACCGCCGGCATGGTAACTTGATATACCATGATTGCTATCATAATTGTTTCGATAGCCATTATGACACCTCGCTACGCCCGCCACCGATGTCTCGAGAGTTGACATATTGTCCTGCATGTTTGTTCATGGCTTGTTCTTGTTCCCAGGTTTCCATGACAACATGGCGGCAAATATTTTGAAACCAACGATCTACAATTTCAGCGTCAGTGTCTGTGGGTTTCATCATGTAACCTGCCTTGACCAGGCGGGCTACAAAGACGTCATTCCAATCTAATTCGAATGCACCTTGGTGCAAGTTGCCGGGATCCACATCCATGTTAACAACAGCAATATAAGGTTCGCCAGCTTCGGTGGCAATTTCCTTTTCGCTTTTTTTAACTGGCTTGGGCGCTGGTGGCGCCTTGACCTCAGGAGATGGTTTCTTTTTCTTTAACCAGTCAAACATATCTAATACTCCTAACATTGTGTCTGGGGTCATTTGCCCCACCCGTTGCCCCAAAGGTCAACGTGTAGTCGGGGACTGTACCAATATCCACGTTTAAGTGCTTCGTCAGCAACATTGAGTCGGTTCCCATCGTAAACACTTACAACACCTCCCACGGGCATTACAAATACCGGCCCTGCAAATCCACGTGCTCGATATTCATCTACAGCACGATCTAGTTCGTCAAAGTCTTCTACTTTTTCAACTACAAATTTGAGATAAGTCACGCCATGTGTTT